GTGGCGCTGTTTGGGTTGCTTGGGCTGCTTTGGTAATGGTCTCAACTGAAACGTCCGTAATGGTGACGCACTCTTCATCTGTAAAATGAATGTGCTCAGCAACCACGAGACAGCCGAGAGCTTTACTGAGCAACTGGGAAAGTTCTTGCAGGTCGAAGGTAATGTTCATTTTTATCTGCTCCTCTCTATTACCTTAAACCTTTAGCGATTAGTGGGCAACAGCTTTGGCTGGGTTATGAGCCGGTCCATAGAAGAAGAATACTTACAGAGCGTTGTCCAAGGCTCTATACCCTTATCTAAGCATATCTGATAGTTAGAACATAAAAGGCAGTCCATCTTGGTTGTGAGCATTTGCCCGATATTCTGCCGGTTTGCCAGAGCTATCAGCTGCTGTTGCTCGACGGTATGCGCTCCTACGAGACGATAAACGACTGTCTTGGACTTTTGTCCGATACGGAAATTACGGGCTCTTGACTGGAACCAGGCATCAGGCGACCACGGGCGACTGTAATAAATAGAGTACTGCGCAGCCGTAAGCGTAATAGCGATACCCGTATTTACTTGGCTCAGGTATACACGGGTACCCTTGTCATTCTGAAACAGGTTCTCGTAGTGCTTAATGTTCTTTGTGTTGGACCCATCAACGCGAACATACCCATATTTATTCTTCTTTAGGAGTTCTTCGATGTGATTCAACTCAGCGGTAAAGTGCGCCCAGATAATCACCTTATGTCCCTCAGTTTCCAGGATGTCTTCTAGTAGGTCTCCCAGCGCGTCTAGCTTTGGGTTCTGACCATAAAATAGAATTGAGGGTACGGGGTTTTTACCTAACGAATCTTTAACGCAGTCTTTGTCGCCAGGTGTGATACCTGCTTCGAAGCAAGCTTGTAACGAAGGACACTGGTCACACGGAGCGTTCTCATCCTCTTTGGGTACGTAATAGAATCCGCTACAAATTTGTAACAGCTTGCCCAAACGCGTAGAACCCTGAGATAAATCAATCTTGCCACCTTCTCCTTCCAACGAAAATTCTTTGACCGCCTTGTTGTAATCTTTGGTCTGCCCCGCGCTTAAGTAGTACAGGACGTCTTGGTCTCGCTGCTCCGGTAACTGCACGCAGTCCAAAAGCTTTCGTTCACTCGACACCGTGTTTACGCGCGCATTGATAATGTGCATGTTCTTGTAGCCGGTAACCACATGCTCGTTCCACTTTGAGTGCTCGCAGAATTTCTTGACGAACGTGAACCACTGCTCGGGCATAAGCGCAGGGTGCAGAATCTTCAGCTGTGTATAGAAGTCACGTGGGTCACCAATCGTGGGCGTACCTGACAGCATGTACCTGCGCGTAGCCTTTGCCGACAGCGCTGTGATAACCTTTGTCCGTTGACTCTTGATGCTCTTGACGCGGTGTGCCTCGTCGAGGACCAGAACCTTGAAGTCCAGAGAGGAAAGAAAAGGCGGGGTTGGTCCGACAATTTTATCTACCTCTGCCTCTATCTGCGCAGGAGTTAAGTTTCCGGCGTAATAGGCGGCTAAGTAGTGGATTTGTTGCTTGTCTTCGGGGAGGGTGGCTACTTTGTCCACGACACGTATGTGAGCAGGCGTGCTCCCCATGCGTTCTTTTTTCTTTAGCTCAGCAGCTTTAGAACAAAGTACAGGAACACCATAGAGCCTGGCAGTATCATAAGAGACAATAACAATATCTTTGTTGATAGCTTCAAGGATTTTCCTTTCTTTTTGTTTCGCTGTTCCTGTAATCGTGATGGTAGATAGAGCGCCTGCTGTGTGCACGTCAGTTTCACGCACCCAATTATCGACTGCGATAAGAGGACAAATAACAACTGCTTTTTCTCGTAGATGAAAGAGGGCGTCAAGAACAACTTTCGTCTTTCCTGTACCCATTTCCCATCTAAGATACCAGCGGTAGTATGTAAGTAGTTCTGCGGTTCCGGTAAGCTGATGGTCATAGCTATCATATACCCCGCCCGTAGGGTGCTCACGGACGAAACCATTCCAGTATTCCAGTGTTCTTGCATTGGTGTACGCCTTTGCTTCCTCTTCTTCTTCGAAGGCTTCCGCGCAGATTTCTTTGATGTCTCGTACCACAGCGTCTAGGAAAGGCTGGTACCCAGGAAAAATCCAGCTTCTGTGCGACGGTGCATACTGCGCTCCAAACACCCTTTCCCAAGAATCCTTTGGATTTCCCTGAACATAAAACGCCGGGGTTCCACCAATTTTGATGAACTTCACTTTGTTTTCCATGTACACTATCCTTTATTGAGACTGGAGGTTCTATGACGACTGATACCATGAGGTTGTTCGACCCCTACCACGGGGGTATGGATGGGACTCATTCTAACCCTTATTACCAATACTCGCAGCTCTACACGCCTAAGCGGCTTAAGGAACTGTTTGTCTGGTGTGAGTACCTCTTTTACCAAAGTCCGCACATATTTGCGGCTCTGCGTAAATTTGGTGAATACCCAATTACTAAAATCACGTACGAGACCGTTAACGAACATCTCAAGCAGCGGCATAAAGACTTACTAGAAAAGACTCTCCGCGTAAGGGAGTTTCTTATTAAAGCGTCTCTGGACAAATATGTCTACGGGAATAGCTTCGTCTCTATGTACCAGCCTTTTGTGCGCTACTTAAAGTGCCCAAAATGCAAAGCTCTCACGAACATCAAGAACACTACGTATACCTTCGATGTTACGAACTTGAAGTTCACCTACGAGTGCCAAGCGTGTAAGAGCAAGGTCACAGCTACCGAAGACCAGATTGAGGACAGAAAGCTGTTGCTCAGCAAGGGCATCAACTTCATTCGCTGGGACGCCAAAGATATCGACATCGACCATAACCCCCTGACGGGTGAGTCGGAGTACTACTACAAGATTCCTCAGCAAGTGGTGAGCCGCGTTAACTCAGGTCACAAGACCCTGATTGATACGATGCCCATCGGCTTCTTGAAAGCTATCAAAGCGCGCAAGCCCTTCAAGTTCGCACGCGACGCCATCTTCCACATGAAGGTAGGTGCGCCTGCGGGTATCAATCCTCAGTGGGGCTTGCCGCCTATCCTAGCGGCGCTGGAGCGTTTTCACTTCACCCAGATTCTGAGGAAGGCCAATGAAGCAATCGCTCTCGACTATCTGGTGCCGTTCCGTGTTCTGCACCCAACGCAATCATCTGGAGTCGCTGACCCCGTACAGCAAATCAGTCTCACCAAGTGGAAGGACGAGCTCGACCTCAACCTCCGATTACACCGTAAAGACCCGCTCCACATTATGTACGCCCCAATCCCGGTGGGAATGGTTCAAATTGGTGGCCAGGGACGCGCACTGCTCACCTTGGGAGAAATCCAAGAAGCTGAGAAGAGCATCGTTGCCACCCTTGGAATCCCCATGGAGTTCCTCTATGGCGGTCTCACGGGTAGAGGCATGGAAGCTACTCTTAGGATGATTGAGAACCAGCTCTCAACCCATATCGCGGACGTTGTCGATCTCATGCAGTGGATGGACGACAAGTGCTCTGAGTTCTTGGGATGGGAGAAGATTACGCTGGGTCTCACGCCTTTCCGTATGGTTGACGACTTCGAGAAGCAACAGCTCATGTACAACGTGTGGCAAACAGGAAAGCAAACTGGCTCCCAGGTTCTTTCGGACACCACGATGTGCGAAATCTTTGAGATAGACCCTCTACGTGAGGAGACGCGTATCAAAGAAGAGACGCTACGCGGTGTGCGTATCAGTAACGCTATGCAGGTTGAAATGCAGAAGCAGCAGAACAACCTGGCGCAGCAGTCGCAACAAGAAGCTCTGCAAGGACCGTCTAACTATAACCAGCAGCAGGTTATAGCTAATGCGGACCAAATCGTTAGTGAGCTGTCTCAGTTAGAGTACGGAGCTAAGAAGAGCCGCCTACATCAGTTGCAAGTTGAGGACTTTGTGCTGTACGCTGTAGTAACCCAACGAATGGAACTACAAAACAAGCAGCAGACACAAGGGATGTGATTGATGGACGACTTCCGCTCAGCGATACAGACCGCACAACCCGGAGAGTTCACAAACGTTTTTGGCGACAATAAGGGCGGAAACCTTATAGGGCAAAAAACAGCTCCAGACCATGTGGCTGACCCCTTAAAGGTTCTGTACTTTTCCAAGGTGTTTGTGATTTGGAAGCCGTACTCGTACTGTAGCCAGTGCTCGGCAGCTCTTAACGCGGGGGAAGCAATCTGTCCGGATGACTCTGCGTACACGTGCCCCCACACAAACAACCACGAGTACGAAGAGACTATCAATCTCTGTCTGACCGGCAAAGCTCTCTTACAGAAGCAGGACTTTGTTGACCTCAAAGACGGTACTCGTATTGCGCACGTGATGTGGCTAATTGCTGACCCTAAGCACGTAGCAGAGCTCAAGCGCAAAAAAGAAGCAGCGGACAAAGAGAAGGTGTACCCACCTAATCCGGCGAAGGTCTTTGCGGAAGAAGATCAAAAAAGAAAAGCGGAGCCTGTGACGACCACAGACCCCGCAGAGGAACAGAATGCCGAGCCCCTTACAGAAGAAGAAGTAACGCGATAATCGCCAAGGTGTCCTTCTTTCTCCCCCCTCAAAAGTTCTCTTGAGACACGTTCGTGTATCTCATAGACTTATAACAACGTTTCTCGCCATTTTCGAAAAGGAATCCGATGACTACTCCGAACGACGTCCAGCCTGTTTTGGTCGATGCCGCCACGAAGCGAGACCATATTCGGCAGAAGGTTATGGAAGGAATATTGGAATCCTTCCCTATCAAGTCGCGGAGTAAAACGATTGAGATTTCTGACTTGAGTTTCGTTAAGAAGGACTACTCTCCTTCCGAGCAAAAAGCGGCCATCCTAGAAGGCAACTCCTTGTTCGAGCCGGTACACGGTACGGTGCGTGTGCGGGATAACGCCACGGGAGAGATTACGGATGAAGCCAAGAAGTTCACCTTGGCCAAGATTCCGTGGTTCACACCAAGGCACACGCTCATCGTTGGAGGCAACGAATACTCTGTTTCAAGCATGGTTCGTCCCAAGCCAGGCGTGTACGCACGCAAGAGAGCCAACGGAATCCTTGAAGCGAACTTCAATATGCAAGGAGCCGCCAACTTCAACGTGACCATGGACCCTGAAAAGGGCGAGATGCAGTTTGAGTATGGGGCGTCGAAGATTCCGCTCTACCCAATCTTGACGCGGGCAGGCATTACGCACGAGCAGATTGCGGCTAAGTGGGGAGACGCACTCGCTGAGAAGAATCGTCAGATGGCGCCTAAGAATATTTCAGGCGTTGTTGACCGGCTGTACAACAAAGTCGTTCCTACGTATGGGCGTGAAGCTCTTAAGCTGACAACCCCGGAAGACAAGATCAAAGAGGTCTTCAGCCGGTACTCAAAAGCGTCCATGAACCCCGACGTCAATAAAGCGACCCTGGGGCACCCGTACGACACGGTTACGCCTGCCGCTATTCTTGACGCTTCACACAAGGTTCTGAAGATTTTCAAGAACAATGACGAGGTTGATGACCGCGATAGCCTGGACTTCAAGTCTCTGTATATGGTGGATGACTTCTTTAAAGAGCGCATCAAGCTGGATGCTCGAGACATCGCACGTAAGACAGCTATCAAGATTGAGGCCAAGAAAGACCTGAAGAGTGCGTTAGCCTCTGCACCGTTTACGCCGGGCCTCTTGAAGTTCATCAACACCTCTCAGCTCGTGGCAGTACCAACGCAGACAAATCCCATGGAGCTCATTGACTCCTCGATGAGAGTAACGTCACTGGGTGAGGGTGGCATTAGCTCTGAGCGCGCTATCCCCATGGAAGCCCGTATGGTTCACCCCACGCAGATTGGGGCACTCGACCCTATGCGTACGCCAGAATCTTTCAGAGCCGGTGTGGATGTGCGTGCGGCTCTTGCCCTTCACAAAGATGCAAAGGGCAACATCTACGTGCCGCTCATTAACGTGAAGAACGGAAAGAAGACTGAATTCGTTCGCTCTGGCTTGATACAGACGAGTACTGTGGCGTTCCCTCAGCAGAAACTAGAAGGGCAAGTAGATGCGCTCGTTAATGGTGTTGTGCGCAAGGTTAACGCCTCCCAAGTGGATTATCAAATTCCACACTCAAGTTTTATGTACAGCCCGACGACGAACCTCATCCCCTTCATGGAATCTAGTCAGGGTAACCGTCTTATCATGGGCTCTAAGTACCAGACTCAGGCCCTTTCGTTGGTTGACCGTGACGTGCCTTGGGTCCAGTCTGTCTCACATACCGGAAAGCCAATGGTTGAAGTCATGGCGCAGATGGTGAACCCGCATGCTACAGCTGCGGGTACCATCTCGAAGATTGATAAGGACTACATCCACATTAAGCCGACCTCGGGTGGTGACGCCGTTAAGGTCCACTACGAAACCAACTTTCCATTGGCGGCTAAGTCATTCTTGCACCACACGCTCAACGTAAAAGTTGGGGATAAGGTAACATCAGGGCAGCAGCTTGCAGACTCCAACTACACCAAAGACGGAAAGCTCGCCCTCGGCAAGAACATGTCTGTGGCGTATATGCCCTATAACGGAGCCAACTCCAACGACGCCATTGTCATCAGCGAAACTGCAGCGAAGAAACTCACATCTGAAAAAATGTATAAAGTGGTTGTGTCAAGAGACCCCGACATGACCTTTGACCGTAACAAGCACCAGATTTACTACGGCCAAAACTACACGAAGGACCACTACAAACTTCTCGATGATGAAGGCGTTGTTAAGCCGGGCATGAAGCTCAACGCTGGAGACCCTGTCATCTTTGGTTTGAGAAAATCTCAGATGTCCCCTGACGACGTTTTGCTGGGGCGTTTGCACAAGTCTTTGGTGAAGCCTTTCAGAGATGCTTCGGATGTTTGGAACCACCACCACGAAGGTGAGGTTATTGACGTTGTTAAGACTGGAAGTCGCATCGCTGTAACCATCAAGGTTAAAGAGCCTATGCAGGTCGGCGACAAAATGGCTGGAAACTTCGGCGACAAAGGTGTGGTTGCCCAGATTGTGCCTGACGACCACATGATTCAAGACGCAACGGGAAAGCCTCTCGATGTGCTCTTGACCTCTGCCGGTGTGGTTTCGCGTATTAACCCGTCGCAGATACTAGAAGCCGCTGTAGGTAAAGTTGCAGCCAAGACGGGTAAGCCTATTTTGCTAGAGAACTTCTCTGGTAGAGACAATGTCCAGTACGTTAAAGACTTGCTGAAAAAACATGGCGTTAAAGATAAAGAGACCGTCTTTGACCCTATGACAGGTAAGAGCATTCCCAATGTCTTCGTAGGCAACAAATACGTCTTCAAGATGTTCAAGAGCACGGACGTCAACTACAGCGCCCGTAACATCGGCAGCTATGACGCCAACATGCAGCCCACTAAGGGTGGAGACATGAGTGCGAAGGGCATCGGCAAGATGGAGTTCGATGCTCTTGTCGCGCATAACGCTCGCAATGTTCTTCTTGAAACCTCCACTTTGAAGAGCCAGAAGAATGACGAGTTTTGGAAGGCGCTGCAGATGGGCTTGCCCACTCCCCCTCCCAAGACTTCTTTTGCTGCTGACAAGTTCATGAACATGCTTGTGGGTGCTGGCGTTAAGGTTACGCGCGACAACTCACGTATTGGCCTGGGGCCGCTCACAGATGCGGACATCATGAAGATGTCTGCCGGTGAAATCAAAGAACCCAAGCTTGTTCGGGCAAAAGATTTGAAGCCTGAGAAAGATGGCTTGTTCGACCCAGGCGTTACTGGCGGTCTTAAGGGAGAACGTTGGGCGCATATCGACTTAGCTGAGCCTATTGTGAACCCCCTCTTCGAAGACCCCACACGGCGCTTGTTAGGTCTGACTGGCACAGCGCTCACCAAGCTTCTTCAGGAGAAGGGTGGCGCACACGTTAAAAAAGAGCTGGCCAAGATTGACCTGAGCAAGAAAAAGAAAGAGCTCGAGGCCAAGAGCAAAACGGCGTCGGGGGCGGACTTAGATGGTATCGTGAAGTCGTTGAAGTACATCTCTGCTTTACAGAGTAATGGCCTGACACCTGATAAGGCGTACGTCATCTCGAAGATTCCAGTTGTGCCGCCAACAACGCGCCCCGTTGTCCCTGGTAAGGGCGGGCAGGAGCTCATCTACGGAGACATCAATCCTCTGTACCGCGATTTACTATTCGTAAACAATCAGTTCAAGGAAGTAAAGCAAGCGGGGACGATGCCCTTCGAAGAGGCCAAGATGCGCCCCATGCTGCATCAGGCAGTAGGCGCTGTGTTTGGTGTGAACGACCCAGTGACTACGAAGTCTGTTGCGCGCGGACACAAAGGGTTCTTGACCTACATCGCTGGCGCGGGAAGTCCCAAGTACGGCTTCTTCCAGTCCAAGCTCATGAAGAAGCAGCAGGACATCACAGGCCGAGGAACCATTGTCCCTGACACGACGCTGGGTATCGACCAGGTGGGTCTCCCTGAGGACATGATTTGGACCATGTACGAAAAGTTTCTGATACGTCGTTTGGTGCAGCAGGGCTACCAGCCTCTCGAAGCCCAGGACATGATAAAGGCTCGGCACCCGGCGGCTAAGGAAGCTTTCATGAGGGAAATCAAGGAAAGGCCCGTGATGCTAAACCGGGCTCCCACTCTACACCGGTACAGTTTAGTGGGCGCTTTCCCTGTACCGACACCCGGTAAAACGATCCGCGTGAACCCATTTATTGAATCGGGAATGAATGCAGATTACGATGGAGATACGGTTATGATTCATGCCCCGGTGGGGCAGAATGCCATTGAGGAGGTAAAGAAGATGACGACATCCAACCTCCTTTACAGCGACAAGTCAAGGAATGATTTGCTCGTCGTTCCGAAGCACGAGGCCACAATGGGCCTGGCCCATGCTAGCCAGCAAGACGAGCACAACAAGTCCGTTCACTACGAAAATAAAGCTGACGCCATGAAGGACTACAACAGCGGTAAAATTACCCTGGGCACCCGAGTCACGATAGGCGGCAATAAGTGAAGAAGCAAGACGTCCTGGATTACTACGGAACTCCACATGTGCAGACCGCTTTACTCCGTAATTTCTACGGTGACAGCGCGCTGACACTAGTGAAGCACGACGAGGGAGAACCTTTCTACCGTAGGAATCTGGGAGGGGAGCCCATCAAGCTCAACAACCCCAGTCAGCTCAAGCGACTTCTAGACCAGCGCACAGTAGAGTTTCATCCTTCGATTGGCAAAAGCACGAACGTCATCTGGGTGGATATCGATCCTGGCAAGGACGTGACTACGCATGAGCTTAAACCAATCGTAAAGCAAATCGACACAATCCTAAAGTCCATACCCGAAGTAACCAAGACCTCCTTGGCCTTCTCGGGTGGCAGGGGCTTCTACGTTCGTGGGCACCTTAAAGATGACATGGACACGACCAAGGCCCGTGAGCTCTTAAGTGATAAGCTCAAGCCTATGGTCGCCAGAGACCCCAAGTTTGTCATGGCACCCCCGCAGTCTTCGCAGATTCGGCTGGATATTTCTACACTGCATGACAAGGGCTCCATAAGGGGCTTGTATTCTCTGAACCATGAGACGGGTTTAGTATCTATCCCCTTGAAGCGCCATGAGCTTGATGCCTTCGACGCAAGCAAGGATGCTAAGCCTAAGAAGGTCATGGGCGAGTTTGCGCCCGGCATTCCATCATCGAGGACGACGCATGATTTACCTTCGCTCAAAGACGTGGATTGGACGATGTCTGTCCAGCACCATGACGCGGTTAAAGCTGGTCCTCACTGGGATTTACGCCTTGTTGACCCGGACACTGGGCACGCGCATTCGTGGGCTGTTCCAAAAGCAAAGTTCCCTGAGGCTGGAGGAAAACCCCTCCTTGCTGTGCAGACGCCTACACACACATCTGACTATGCTCTCTCCTTTGGAGAGGGTGGCCCTAAGCAGATACATACAGGATATGGACGGGGTTCCGTTGAAATCAAACATAAGGAGAAGGTAAATATCCTGTCTTCTGGTCCAGATAGTCTAAGATTTGAGAGAGTAGACGGAAAAGAAAAAGAACGTTACGCTCTAGTTCGCACCAACAAGGATAAATGGCTTATGAGAAATGTCACACCGAAGGTTGCGCAGTTTTTGAAGCACGCATTCGACCAGGGCTACTACGACATGCTACGCAAGCTAGGTGCTGATGGCGACCCCAACGCCGCTATGGGTTCTCAAGGTGCTCAAGGACAACAAGGCGGCGGTGAGCAGACTTCATCTGAATCCGGTCGCCCGATTCCTGACGACGACAGCCAACTTCCTGCGGGTCAGTTGGCCGAGGCTCTTGGGAATCTTGATGAGACCAGCGCCGACAATGACCCAGTCGGAAGCGTTCAGGGTAACCCAGTGGACAAGCACCTCGAGCGCGAGTCTGAATGGGGTAACCCTTTCTCCGTAGGTATGGTCGCTGGTTCTTCACCAATCATTCCTGGCGGTAATGGATGACAAACGGTACTCCTCTAGGCCAGCACCTCATCAATGAGCTTATGCCTGACGGCTATAAGTTCAGCGGGCCGATTACGAAGAAGGTCATGACGGGCACGATGACGCGCTTGTCTCGTACTGACCCTCATACGTATGCTCGCATTGTTGGTGACGTTAAGCGCCTAGGGGACCAGCTTGCTACCTCTGAAGGTCTTTCTATTGGTCTGGACGACATCACGCCGCACTACGAGCTGCGTGACAAGATGATGAAAGACGCTGAGAAGCAGTTCCGTGCTGCGAATACCGACGACAAAAAGCGCGCTGTTCTCGAGTCTTTCCAGCCCAAATTTAAAGAAGACACATCCAAGCATCCAGGGTCTATGACCCTTCAAGTTGCGTCTGGTGCTCGTGGTAATGCCATGCAGTACATGAAGATTGTGTCTTCTCCGGTGTATGCGCGCAGTGGTCGTGGCCAAGTAGAGCCGTGGCTAATCAAGCGCTCCTACTCTGAAGGCATGACTGCGGCAGACAACTGGGTAGCTGGCAGCGAAGCCGTTCTTGATACTATCAAGTCTCAGACTTCAGTATCAGAGCCAGGTGAGCTCTCGAAGATTCTTGTCAGCAACATGAGCAACCTCTTGGTCACCGAGTCCGACTGTGGGACCAAGAACGGTATCCTCATGAATGCTCTGGACCATAACGTCATCGACCGTTTTCTAGCTCGACCAGCCGGGGCATTTAAGGCAGGGACACTAATCACACCTATTAATCAACCCAGCATTGCTAGGGCTGTTGGGGTCATGCAGATTACGGTGCGTTCTCCTCTGACGTGTGAAGCTGGTGACGGTATCTGCCAGAAGTGCCAAGGCTTGAACGAGAAGGGTCAGCACCATGATGTCGGTACGAATGTAGGCGTACGTTCGGCCCAAGCCATGGCTGAGCCTTTGACACAGCTCTCCTTGAGTACTAAGCACGGTGTAAAGTCTGCGAAGGATGACCGCCTGCAGCTCCAGGGTGTGGAAGGCTTTAGGCAGGCTATCGAGTCGCCTAACTTGTTCTTACACAAGGCCACGCTTTCCACGTTGGACGGCAAGGTAACCAAAATTACCAAAGCTCCCCAAGGTGGACAGTTCGTAACTGTCGGCGAAAAAGAGCACTACGTAACCCCTAACCTCAGCGTGAAGTTCAAGGTGGGGGACATGGTAGAAAGAGGCGACGCGCTTAGCACAGGCATTCCGAAGCCCGACGAGGTAGTGAAATACAAGGGCCTTGGCGCTGGCCGAGTTTACCTTGTAAATACACTCAAGGACCTATATGCGTCCCAGGGCATCAGCCTTGACCAGCGTCACTTTGAGTTGCTGGCGCTTGGTGAACTCAACCAAGTAAAGATTCTCAACGACCCCCACAACAACTTTATCCGTGGGGATATCGTGAACTACAACAACCTGAAGTCTGTGCTGGCGAAAGACGTGAAGAACGTTTCGCTGCATGAGGCCGCAGGTGAGGTTCTTGGAAAAGAATACTTTCACTACTCAGCGGGAACGCGACTCACACCTTCAGTATCAGACTTCCTAAAGAAGAATGGTGTGAAGGATGTGTTCATAGCGCCTCGTGCCCCCGAGGTTGAGTTCGTAATGAAGCCAGCGACACGCGCGCCGTTATTCTATCCAGACTGGATGGCGCGTTTGTCCCACAGAAATTTGAAGGCGACGTTGCAGCAAGCAGCCCATTTTGGAGAGGTCTCAGATATTCACGGTGCCCACCCTGTTCCGGCCTATGTTTTTGGTGCAGAGTTTGGTCAGGGCGAGAAGGGTAAATACTGATGACTCCTTTTGAGACTGGACGGGCAGATACCTTTTCTGCGTTGGGCTTGGAGAAGGTTGCTTTAGTTGTGCCTCATATTCCTCCCGCAGCTGCAGCTACCGCAGGACGTGCAGCAGGCAACGTTTCTAAGACTGTGGCCAAAGAACCAGGCTTGGGTTTTTGGGGTCACGCCAAGCGCACCCTTATTGGTCAGCCCCTTGAAGCTATGCGGCAAATTGGCTCGGGAAAAGCGTTCAAGGGTGACGGACTCTTTGCTGAGGGGCTAAAGGCGCCTAAGCTCTGGGAAAAAGGAATGCTGTATGGTATTCCTGCCTATATGGGATACAATATCCTTAAAGGAAATGACCCAGACAAAGCGCAGCAGATTGGCGGTTTGGCCGCAAGCACTCTCGCAGGAAATGCTCTGTGGGGTCCTCTGGGTATGGTTGGCGGTATGGTTGCTATGCCTATCGCAGACCGCATTGGCAGAGGCGCTGTGAATATTGGACAGAAGCTAACCGGTACTTTTGGTTCGGACCCACAGAATCCGTATCACCAGTACCAACAGCAGCATCAGTAAGTAAAATATGCCGTACACTTGTGAGAGTGGATACGGCAAAAGCAAAAGGTTTGTAGTAGAGCACTCGAACCTGTTACAGAGGAAAAAGAAAATGAACAAAATCGCGATGATTAAGCAGGCTTATGCGTACGGCGCTGCTGTCGCTCTGCAAGAGCTCGGCTACGACGTCAATACGGCTCAGAACGCTGGCGTGAAACTCGCTGAGGACGAAGAGGGTATGCATCCGGCCCTGCGCGCTCTGATTGGTACAGGCGCTGGTCTCGGCGCTGGCGCTCTGGCTGGTGGCGCTCTCGGCGCTGGTGGCGGTGCGCTGATGCAGAAGTTTAAGCCCGAAGGCGCGGGGCGTCTCACCGAGATGATGCAAGCCGGTCGTGGTATGGCGGAAGACCCCTCGCTTGCGCAGAGTCTGATGGGTCACGCCTATCTGCCACAAGCTGCCTTCAAAGGCACTCCGGGTATGGCTGTTGGCCGTGAAGCTATGCTAGGTGCGCAGCCTGGTGCGGCGGCTGGCGGCGCTCTCGGCGCTCTCGGCGGCGGTCTCTACGGTGGCCTGAGCGAGTAATCTAGGAAACACGAGGAGAAGATATACATGGGACTTTTGAAGAGAGCACACGTTCGGGGCCTCAACTTTGGCCTGATTCGCAATGGGTTGGTCGCTTACCCGTCTGCGAAGTTCGCCAATGAGGTCGCTGACGCTGTCGCTGACAACGTGGAAGATACTGAAGCTCCTGAGATGACGGACGGCTCTGGCATGACGGCTGCGGAGGTTGCTCCCATCCTTCAGAAGCTCGTGGAAGTCGCTCAGGAAATCGCCGCGAAGACCGGCAGTGCGCGTGACCTCGGCCTCAACAAGGTCTCCGCCGATGCCAACCTCGACATCGTGAAGCTTGCGTACGCGCACGCTGACCGTTGCATCGAGAAGGCAGCCCTTGAGTCTGGCACGAACAATCCTGGTTCCGGCCCGGCCGAACATAGCCAGGTGACTTCTGAAGGCGAGACTGACGCGCAGAAGAATCCGTCCTCGGCTGTTGTTGGTCCCAAGGGCTCCACGTCTCTTGACGTGAGCGCGGGCATGATTGGTTCGCAGAGTGTTCGCCCGAATCAGCCGGGTACGCAGGATAGCCCTGCCCCGACGACTCTCGCGGACGTGAAGATTTCTTCGCTCCTGGCGAAGCTCTCCACGGACGGTACGTTGCCCCAGGGCGGCGGTCGGCAGGACCTCAGCACGAACGCCCACATGAAGCGCCTGGTTGTGCCGCAGGGCATGACTCACTCTACGACGCCGCATGTTCCGGTCCCGCTGAAGAAGCACCCGGCTGCCCCGCAACCCACCGTGAGCAACGAGATTCAGGCCGACGTCAAGAAGACGGCTGCCCAGCTTCTCGCCACTCCCGAGGGTCGCCAGATTATCAACACCCTGGCTGAGCAGCAGAAGCAAGCGGCGCAAAATGAGGAGCTCGACATCGCGACGAACATCCTCATTAACGCCCTCCAGCAAGCTCAGTGACATTCCTGCCTTTCCTTCCCTGATTCTTTCCCTATAATTCAAAGCAGAATCGTTAGAGTACGAAAACGTATTCTGAAAACGCGGACACACGTTTAACAGAGCAGGTTATCAAAAATGCCAACTCCTATGTCTCCTGATGTTCAAGCCTATGGTCAGCTTCCTTCTGCCGAACAAGCCGAGGAGCTATTCAGGCAAAAATTCTCGAGCATGGCGTATAACGTGATGTTCGCCAAGTTTCCGGACTTAGCGCAGCAGATAGTGACCTTTAAGCTGCTTGAAGTAGACGCGCAAAAGGGTAAGGGCGTCGGCGCATTTATTTTCATGCAGGACAGTAAGCCCATTTATATCCCGGTTATCATGAGCGACAGCCAGCTCAAGCCGATGGATATCTTCTACTTTAAGGACCTCAACATTTTCCTCCCCATGTCCAAAGAGTGGCTGGAGGAAGTGTCGAAGATGTCGCTTGAAGAGATGGGCCAGCCCTCGGACATTCCTCAGGGTGTCCCGCGTGACATTGATATCCGCAATGTGGTCATGCCTCCCTTTACGGCATCGGGCCGAGTTGGTCTTGCGTCTGACCAAAGCGAGATGGACTTCCAGGCTAAGGCCCTCTTCAAGGAAGCCGAGAACAACAACTTCGATATCCATCCTAGGTTCTTGGAGTTTATCGGTAACGCTGCTCCCCGTGGCGTACTTGACGGCGTAAAGATTGCGTTTGAGAAGCACCCGAAGCTTCTCAAGAAGATGGCGCACTTTCATGGGTCGAGCTCGGTGCTCAAAGCATTCAAGCAAGGTTATGCCCGTGTTAGCTCACAAGAAGCTTTACAGACAAAGACTGCTGCTCTGCGTGCTAGTGGTAAAGTTCGCGTCTTCACGCACAACGCGTCGTCTGAAGAACTCAAAGAGGCTTTTGGAAAGACTGCTGCTGCAGCTTACAGCCAGATTCTCCGTAGGGGACTCGCTATCTCGGACACGAGACATAGCATTGAAAAAATCGCTGTGAAGATTGAGCACAACGTGCGTTTAAGCGAGCCAGGCAGCACGGCTGGTTTTTACCGGCTGTACTTTATGGACGCTCCCCCCGAGATTTATTACGTGGTGCCCAATCCGAAGGGCAGCAGCCAGTGCACCGTAAGTAACGACGACTACTACTCGTTCTACGGCGACACAAATAACCAGCACAAGAACGCCACGACGTACCTCATCATCAATAAAGATGGCAAAGAGGTGTGGTGTACTAATCGCGTTGTTGGCGAGCACATTCCTGATGGTAGCCAGACCCTAAACAACTACCACTGGATTAAAGCTCTCGTTCACGGTAAGGCCCGTAATGCTACGCCGACAGTGCATGACTACGGCTTCTTCTTGAACACGCTTGAGAATGGTATGGTCCAAGCGACCAAGCCCTTCTGGATTCATTCCATCACGGATACCAAGGGCATCAAGAAAGTCACAGCCGACTACTCTGGCGGTACGAGCTACGTTATCGATAACAACACGAGCCGGGATAAGATTAACGTCACACAAGAAGTGGTGATGATTCCTCCGGGCGCTAAGTGGGTGGCGTCTCGTACGGGCGTGTCTGAGAACGACAAGTACAGCATCCAGAGCTCTATTGGCCGTCATAGCATCATCTCCGACCCCAAGCTCATCTCGCACTGGATGGACGAGAAGCTGCAGACAGACAATGCTTCTTCCGTGAACGTGAAGAAGGCGGGCCTTGAGGAGTACTGGGTTGACCGTGAACCAGGCGCGCTGCACTTCACTCAGGCCATTGAAAAGATTGCAACGGGCTACGGCATCTCCGTACAAGACGCTGCCGGTGTTCTCCTTGAAATCGAGAAGGGCAACAACGCCTTCATGTACGCGTTGCCCAAGACCAAGGTCGCTTCTTGGTCTGGACTCGCCAAGCTAGCTCAGCCGGGTCAAGAAGGTCCTATGCAGGGCCAGGGTCCGGCTCAGGGTGGCCAGCCCCCGATGGCGCCTGAGGGCGGCGGCGGTATGCCGATGGACCCGTCTATGGGAGGTATGGACCCATCAATGATGGGCATGGGCATGATGCCTCCAGCTGTCTCTCCGATGTCACCCACGGACCTCGCCATCGCTGAGGTTGTGGATAAGCTCACGCAAGAAAACCAACTGCGCATGCAGCAGTTGCAAGACCAGATGCAGCAACAGCAGCAGGCGCTTCAGCAGGAGTCAGAACAAAATAGTAGACTCGTGCAGGTACTGCAGCAGATCCAAACTAGGTCTCAGCAGATTAACCAAGCGACCGGAGGTGTGATACCGGCTGGCGCTGAGGCGTCTCCTGCTGTTGCTGCTCGTATGTTAGCTCCTGAGCCAGAGCCCGAGCAAGAGCCTCCCATGCAGCCGATGATGCCAGAGGGCAACATCAATCCGCAGATGGTGGCACAGCAAATCAATCCTCAGATGGCTGACGCCGCTGGCGACCTTGGTAATGCTGGCGTCTTCGATATGGCTGCCATGTCGATGCTCGCGGCTTCTCCAGTGCTGCACGACATCATCGCTACCTACGTGCCCAACCTTGAGAAAGCGGTCGATAACCTCGGGCGCATTCTTCTGACACTGTGGATGCAGGAGTCGGACGTTAAGACTGCGATTGGTGACCTTGAGTACACGACTCTCGAAGACCGTCTCCGCACGGTGTTCAAGGGCCTGGGAGAGCTCGTCATCAAGATTAACCGTAACGCGGTCAATCCGTCGCAGATGCCGCAGCAAGCGATGATGAACCAGCACTGATGCGCCACTGTGTACCAGACCGCCGCTGGAAGAGACTCCAGTACGCGCTAAAAGCCAAGGACGGAAACACTCTGTGTAACGACCCCTGGCTTTACCGCGTATATAAAGTGGCGATTGGTAAAGACACAGACGACACAATCTTCTACGTGTACGAGCTCTGTAACAGCGACTACCACCGTGATTGCATCATGGCGTTCTTGTTGAGTCGGGCCACCTTTGAAGAGACAGCTAAGTGCTTGGAGATACCTATGGAGGTACTCCAAGGCTTTTCGAAACTCATGTTCGAACAAGATGAGTTACGTAGCAAGCTGGACCACATTCTGTATGCACGTGAATACCAGAACAACGTCGCGTCAGAAGAAGGCAAGTGGCTTATCGATACAGGGCTTACTGGTGGCCCCATTGTTCTTCAGGATAGATTTTTGCTAGGCCACGAAGAATTGAACATAGATGTGCGCAGTGTTTCGCGTAAGATGATTAATACCGCGTACACTATTGGTATGGTTGCGCGCGGTAATTCTCTGACGTCTGAAGCCTCAAAACAGGCACAGCGTTGGTTTGATAGTGTGACCAAGCTTCTCGCTGCGCACGAGCGGCTTCGTATGGAAGAGATTGACGAGAATGTTGACGACGCTGTGGTCGCTATCAAACAGCACCAGCTAACGCATACTCCAGAAGAGCTTAAGCTCCTTCCGGAAGAGATTATGCACTGAGAGGCGAGCATGTGGACAAGAGCAGATTTTGATAACGCTGCGAACGAAATTGGCCGTCAGTTTGCCGCTAGCGGCGGTGCGTCTCGCATCAATGACTTAGCTACCAAAGTCGCTACCGACAACCAGCTCAATCCTGAAGGCATCAACACGCTTGTCAGGCTGGCCAACGTCGCAGCGTTTCAAGAGCTCTTTACCAAACGTGCTGGCGCTGAAGACCGCATGATTGAGTTCGAAGTTGGTGACCCGGACCTCGTCATCAGCAACATCTATTCCAGCGTGAAGTGTGCTGCCGTGGCTGAACAGAAAGCTGTCCGTGCTTCTTCGTATGACCGCGCCATGGATTGGTATGGTCCTATGACTACCAAGACGGCGGAAGAAGATGAGCCATCTGACTTTCCTGGGGAAGAGAACGAGTCTGAGGAGCCTGAGACAAACGAGGAAGAGACAGTGCTCGGTAAGAGCGTTGTGTCTCCTACGAATCCGCCCGAAGCTCCTATGGTCGATAAGAAGGCCATGGCGAAGTTCAACGTTAAGCGTGCACAGGACGCCATCCATGAAGAGTCTTGTCGCCTGCTTCACGAGTGGGGCCAGAGCTTAGAGAAAGCCGCGCAGACAATGCGTGTGGGTTTTGGCACACCGAGATTCAACGAAGAGAAGTACGCGTACTTTACAGACATCGTTTCTGAGCTTGGCGCGGACGTTATCCCGGAGGTAAAGGCTCTCAATGTACTTCAGGGAGGGAACAGCAGCGATGCCAGACTCTCGTCCGATAAGCTCGCGAACGCCCCTGAGAGAACAGTCAGTCAGTTCTCTTCGACTAGCGAGGGCGCTGCGATTCTGCGTTTCGTTAAGCAGGCTTCGGCAGCTAGACAGAAGCGTGAGAGCTACGCTTCTGCAGTCCAGTGGCTCGATACCAAAATGACGGAGATTGGCTAATGGGTCTGGGGAAATCACTCCTGCAGTTTCCTGGTAAGCACCCCGTTGCTACGCTAGGGATTGGCGGGACAGCGGCGTCTGCTGCTACTATCCCTGGGCCAGGCGATAAGCTTGAAGAAGAAATCATGAAGAACTACACAGGTACCCCCGGAGGTAAATACGTGTACGCAGAACTAGAGACAGTTGCAAAGCGCAAAGAGTACCTGGAGAAGAAGGCTGCTCCTCTTTATAAGGAAGCTGGCCAGGGTAGTGGATTTGGGCAGGAGCTTATTTCTGGCTTAGGCCAGGGCTTCGGTAAAGCTATTGGCCAAGCCGGTATTGATGTTGTGCGCGCTCTTGTGAGTGCCGCTGGTAACGCCATGCGTACTGGCACCTCGGGTCTCAATGCCCAGCAGAAGATGCTCGTAAAGCGCATCGTCGGTAGCGACCCCATGCTCAAGACCTACGACATGATGCATGAAGGCGTACTTGAGAACGCGTACACCACGATGGTGCGTACGGCGCCCCACGTCGCTGAGGACGCCAACGTCGTTACATCCTTCTTACGTGAAGCGTCCCAGACCGGCGGAACAATCAGTTATGTAACCATGAAGCATCTCGCCGAAGCTGAGCGTGCTTTCATCGAAGCTCGCAGTGTTGCTCGCCCAATTTTCTAAGAGGTGATGACCATGACATACGAAGAACTCGATGCTGTTGTTCCCCAGGAAGTTAAGCTTGCGTACCTGAATAACCAGACGCATCACCTGCTTAACAAAACAGCGGGCATCACGGACTTTAGCTTTACCAACCTCGCTGAGCACCTGGGCGTAAAGATGGCTTCACGGCGCATGCGCTTTGGTGTCATCAGCGATGGCTTGACCGCTCTTAAGATGCTGAAAGGCTGAGACATGAACCTCGAACTCTTTGCTCATGAGATTTCGAACGCGGTTAAGAGCCACGGTCTCTACGAAGAGGCCGCTGTGAAGACTGCGTCGGATGAAATGTGTGCCATTGGTCAGAGCGAGAACATGAAGATTTCTCATGTTGTCACTGACGCCATTAGGACTGAAGCTGCTTCGAATGGCTTCAAGACCGCGCAGGAAGTTACGGCGTTCGTGAATAAAATGGCGCACGTGAACCATGGCGTGTACCTAGACAACATCCAGCAGCTGAAAGTTGCGAGCGCACTGACGGTGGATGAAGCCCTTTCTCGCGCGGTTGTTCAAGACGGTTTGGACAATGCCACGGTTATGAAGCTAGCTTCTATCCGAGCGTATGGGCGTGAAGTTTTCATGGAGATCCTTCGCGGAGTTCTCTGAGGCTTAAATGATCCCAAAAATCATCCATCTCGACGAGTACTTTCCTACGGGCGAAGCCACTATTCAGCCTGTGATGTTGTGGGCCAATAACAAGGCTTGTTATGAAAACATCACGAAGCACGCTAGCGTAGGAACAGAGTACTTCAAGACGATTCAACCTATTCCTGGTCACAGCTTTGTGTACGTGTTGGCTGTAAGTGACTGGGAACACTATGGCGAGAATAGAAACGGAGATGGGTTTCCAAATGCGCCTTATAAGCCAATGGAAAATCCTCCGTGGATTAGCCAAGCTGAGACGCTTTCTAACTGGCACCACACGTTTGAAACATTCGGTAATATGTATCGTCACCACATGAACCGAGACCCAGAAAAACGCGTAGGGCGCATAGTGAAGTCGTTCTGGAATGACACTATGCACCGCGTAGAACTGTTGGTCGACCTCGACAACGAAAAGGCTCCTGACCTTGCCGCCCGTATTGCTGCCGGGGAATTTCCTCCGGTGTCTATGGGGACCAAGGTTGCTTGGGATGTATGCCTTGCGCCTGAAACGCTTGTACGAACTTCCACCGGGCACAAGGCCATCAAAGACATCGAGATTGGCGAAACAGTACGCACACACACCGGAGCACTGAAGCGAGTAACAGCCCACTATGTTCACGAGACAGACGAAGACCTTTACACCGTAACAGCGAGTGGCGTAGCTCACCCTATTA